ATCTTTCTTTAATGGTCCTTTTGCTTTTGACATTCTTGCACAAAAAGATTTCCTTCTTGATTTTTGTCTAGGCGAAAGACCTGTCTTTTTTGTAACAGGTGCTTGCAAGTTTCCACCTGTTGCTCGGTTATATTTCCTACGACCAGAAGCAGTCAGACCCCCTGTCGGGTCTTTATCCTTCTTGGTAAGAGATACTCCTTTAGACATAAAAGATGTAAGCTATTTAAAATATAGCATTATTACGCAATCTTTAAACTATCTCTATTCTTCTTCTTTTTTTTCTTAGGAAAACCTGCTTTCATATTTGCATAAGCTTTATCTGTTATTGTGCTTTTCTTTTTAGAACGACTAATGCCTTTCTTTTTTCTTTGGTTGATGTTGTAGTAAAGACCTTTTTTCATAATTACCCAAATACGTTACTGTTTTCTAAACGTGCTTTGACTTGTTCTGTATAAGTCATATCTTTTTCCCAACGAGGATCACCCATAGCAGCTATAACTTCTGCTGTTGATCTATAAGGTGCAACTCCACTAGAAGCAGACTTACCAGAATAAAGATTTGGTTCAACTCCCATAGCGTTTTGATACCTTGTATATAGTCCTTGTACCATCATACTAAGTTGTGGGCCAGACATTGTGTTTGTTGCATCATTGAAAGCTTCGATCTCAGATTTAGGTAAGTTCTCTAAAGCCCAACCAACCATCTTGCCATAAGCTTCATCTCCACCTACTGAGTCTCTTATATCTTTTACCTCTTGAGTTGGCAATTCATTAGCAGCACCTTCTTGACCATCTTCTGTATAACCCATCTCTGCTGCCCTACCAGTAAGGTAAGAGTCAACTGCATTTTTAGATAGACCTGCATCTAATAAAGACTGATACATTTCTTCTGGAATTTCACCTTCATTCTTATGAAACTCTGCACTAATTTTAAAAGGATCTATCTCTGCTTCTTTAAATATTTCACCTAAAGTTTCTCCATAGGTTTCATTTACAGAAGAGTAATCAACAGTTCCATCTTCTTGATAATATTCTTCATACCCTTCTGGTACTCCTGTAGATTCTTCTACTTCTTCTGTTGTTGTTTCCTCTGTTACTGTGCCAAGCTTACCTTCTAGTTCTTTGTAGCTTGCAGCTAAATCTTCTACAGATTTAAACTTACCAGCATACAGACCATTCTCATCTTTTAAACCTTCGAGGTCTTGTTGTGAAACTGGTGGGGTTTCAGAGACTTGTACTTGTGATGAAGTCATAGTGGTTTTTTATTTAACTATAGTGAATTGTACTGCCATGTCTAGTAGTAACATCACCAGATTTCTCAGGTACAGGGTTTTCTTCGTTAACTCCTAGTTCGCTAACGATAGCTTTAGCAGAGACAAACTTTCCGTCTTCATCTCTTTTTCTACTGGGCTTCTTGGTTGGCATCAGGTTGTCCTCCTTGTAATTGTTGTGCCTGTGCATCAGCTAAACCAGCTTCAGCATTTACTTTAGGATCAAGTAAACGTGAACCTAAAGCAGCAGGTCCAAGACTTTGAATAAGCTGTTGCTGCTGTGCAGCTTGTTGTTCAGCTTGAATCTCCTCTTGTGTTTTTACTAGGTTAGCAGTATCTATCCCGATACTGGTAGCAAGACGTTTGACCGCTTCATCCACATTGACGTACTGTCTCATCACATCTGGTCCTAAAGCTTGAGCTACAGTTCCAATAAATTCAATCAGTTTGTTTCTATCATTACCCCTACCAAGTCCTTGAAGTCCTGTCACTATCTTAGGTTTGACCAGATCATCAGGTAGTTTGGGAACCTTACCTTGTCTTACTAATAAGTGCATCCTACGTTTTAGGTATGGCAGTTGAAACTCTTGAGTCAAGATACTATAAATACCACCAAGACTATTCTCTAGTTCTTGTGCCATAAGATTTATCTCGGCTGCTGTTACTCTTTCTGCATCTCTTTGTACTGACCTAGCCATTAAGAAAGCCATTTCAAGTCTTTGTTCTATTCTTTGTATTGCACTAAAAGCAACAGAAAAGTCTGCACTTTTTCCTACTTGCATTACAGAAATATCAGAAGCTTGTCCCTCTCTCACTGCTCCATTCGGGGCTTTACTTATAGTCGCTGCCCTTGTAATCCCATTGGGATTTACTAGGAATAAAGTTTTTGCACTAGCAGCAGCACCTTCGATTATTGCTTGCATCAAAGACTCAAGACTAATCAAGTCTCCTCTGTATTCTTCAACATATCCTCTTCCGTAATCTTCTCCATCCACTCTAATAAACCTGAGAGGAATAAAAGGAGTGACATCTATTTTTGATCTGCCATCTGTATTAGGTATCTTTTCTCCTTTACATTCTTGAAACCAAAAGAAGTCATCATTCATTCTTGTAATAGATGTATATATATCTAAGTCTCCTTTCATCATGTCTGAGTCATAGTTCTCTTTCTTTTTAATTTGTTCTAAGAACTCAAGAGGTAAAGCTTGTGGATGTACTGTCTCTTTTATTAAGATCTCTAATACATTACCTACTTCATCACGCTTACAAACAAACTTGGATAGTGGATAAACTTTCAGTCCTTTATCTGTCAAGTAAAGAAGAACATTACCTGATACAACTAAATGCTTAAGTGCTTCAAACATAGCAACTCTGTCATTAGATATTTCTATCTGATTCATCAGAGCATTTTCTATTGTGCGTAGTCCTTTATCTATCTCACTTTGTAAAGCATCTTGTCCTTGCTTTTTTATTTCGAGATCATCTATTTCTAATTTAAAAAATGCTGTGCTTGGTGGAAGCAAAGTCATTAATAATTTATTTGATAAGCTATTAACACCACGACTACCAGTTGCTTGAAAAGGTGTTTTGATCCTAGCTCTAGTACCTGATGTCTGTTCTGGTATCAAGCTAGGTATCGTTAGCTTAGAAGATTCTTTTGCTTCTCTATCGTAGGTTGATCTACTACTAACAAGTGTTTCATATTTACCTGCTGCTGTTGTACCTTGTGTGGAATACTCCATACTAAACTGGATAATTTAAAGTACTACTTCCTTGTGGCATTGAGTTTGGAAGCAGAGGTATTTGTAAGGATCTTGTGCCAAGTCTCCGTCTGCCAGTAAGAGTAGCCAGCCCTCTTCGTCTTCTGGCTGCACCTTGTTTTCTTTTCTCACCGACAACAACTCTATCAGCAGTCTGTTCTATAGGAGAATCAACTGGTTCTGGTTCTGGCAATGGTGGTGGGCTAGGTCTTCTTCCGCACATAACTAAACTCTACCTCCTGATCGGTTAGATTTGTTTTTACTCATTCTAGCCTTTGCCATTTTTTGTGCTTTAGTTGGTCCTAATTTCCCTCTAAGTCTAGCACTTCTTTCACTTTTTTCTTTTGCTCCTAGACCACCTCCACTTCTCGTAAGTTTCTCAGCAGTTGTAAGGTTTGGATCTACATAAGTTCCTTCTTCTTTTTGTCTTTTAATCTTTAAACTTTCTGTTGCTTTCTTTGTATCTTTAGCATCATCAACCCCTGTCTGTGAACCACTTACAGTAACAGGTCTGTTCTGATATTCACGTTGAGGTGGAGTCATTCTACCTACACTTCCTCCGAGACACATAACTAATTCTCCAAGACTCTGTTAGATAACATGGTTTCTTTTTGTCTTGATTGTTGTTCTATTAAATAGTTAACAACAGATCTTTCACCTGCACGATACCATACTTCTCTATCAGATAAAGATAGATCTGGATGTCTGTCAGGAAACACACTATCTAAACTGTTTATAAGTTCGTCAGTAATTACTGGTAAATTCACAGAGATTAAAGTGTTATATCTATATTATATGTTATCCTAATGATAGCAAGGAGTGGTTACCTTGTTGCACAGAAAAATGAAAAAGACTCTAGGTGAGTGGTTCCATCTAGGGTTTTTTTTATGGTTGCCAAAGTTTTACTTCACCTGTGCTGTAGTTATAATCTCCCTCTCGTAGTATTCTTGTGAGTCTTGCATTGAGAATAGCATCAGCAATACTATAACCTTTCTTTGTATATGTCTCCTGTACCTTAGACCATAGTGCATCTCTAGTATCTGGTGTATTGGCTAGTGTCTTGGAAGCAGTAACCATACCCATA